GACATTGCCAAACCCGCTTGGCCAAATCAGGGTTCTGGAAAGTTCCCTAGCTTTATTTCCGATGTCAAGTTAGCGGCTTTATGGATTAAAGAACAAGAAGATTATGCTCTGGATCACAACCGGGTAGTTGTAACTGGGCATTCAGCTGGAGCGTACTTAGCTCAGGCTGCAGCAATCAGTAGAGATTTATCTAATCTAAACGGATTTGATTTAACGGTTAATAGTGAATGGGGCGGTAGATCGAACACTCCAGATCCAATTTTTAAAGGCGCATATACTTGGGCGACTCCATCCGATATGTGGTGGGCCTACGACAATGATGCTAGCGACCCAGATTACGGCCCGCTTGCTAGTGGAGGCGAAACTTTAGTAGCTCCTTATGGTAAATTAAAGATTACCGCCAACTTGTTTTACGGTAATGATTACGATTACCCGCTTACTCAGGTAGAAACTGAAGGGTCTTCACTTTCCAGTATGGTTGCCGCTCAGGCCTCATCTAAGATTCCAAAAATTGGCTTGGTTCATGGGCAATTTGATGGAGTTGTTCCAGCAAAACACATGTTTATGTATCAAACTGCCTTGGCTAGTAAAAACATTGGGGCTTCAACTTTCATTTCAAATAAAGCTCATGATACTCCGTATACTCAGATGCCACAAAGGCATTTCGAGTTGTTCTTAGATAGTTTATAACATTATGAAACGAACATATTCAGAGTTAATCAGCTTACATACTTTTGAAGACAGGTTTGAGTACTTAAAGTTAAATGGGTCTATTGGCGTTCAAACTTTTGGATTTGACCGCTATTTAAACCAAGAATTCTATCAATCATATGAGTGGAAATCTGCTAGAGATCACGTTATTTTGCGTGATCAAGGGTGTGATTTGGGCGTTGAAGGGTACGAAATTCACAGTAATCTTCTAGTTCATCACATAAATCCAATAATCAAAGAAGATATTTTGCACGGAGAAGAATGGATACTAGATCCAGAGTTTTTAATTACCACAACAAAAACCACGCATAATGCCATTCATTACGGCAACAAAAACTTATTAATACCCGCTTTCTCACAAAGAAAACCTGGAGACACAAAACTCTGGTAGTCTGAAAGGAGGTTCAAATGGAGAATAGCATTCTGATTAGTACTAAAAAAGTTTTAGGCATTGGTGAAAGTTATACTGCTTTTGACCCCGACATTATTATGTTCATTAATACATCCTTTTCTTCACTGGCTCAGCTTGGTGTTGGAGAAGACGACGGGTTCTTTATTCAAGACGAAACCTCTGAGTGGAGTGAGCTCGATCTTCCAGATAAACAGTTACACATGGTTAAGTCTTTTGTGTTTTTAAAGTGTAGAGTTTTGTTTGACCCACCTGGAACTTCATTTTTGCTAGAGGCAATGGACAACCAGATCAAAGAATTTGAGTGGCGTCTAAACTTTGTTCGGGAGGTTGAATTGCCATGAATGATAAACAAAAATTTAACCAAAATGCTTTAGATCCAATTTTAATTGAAAAAGGTATGAGTTTTATTGAACATGCCGGCGTAAAAGGTATGAAATGGGGAGTTCGTAAAAAAACTCCAACTGGAGCCTCAAGGTCAATTAATAAAAAAGCAAAAAAAGACGCCCAAGAATTTGCTAGAGCAAAAATGTTTTATGGTGAAGGCGCAGGAGTTAGAAGAAAATTAGTTAAAGCAACCGTAGATCAACGAAGTAAAAACAGCTCTGAATACAAAAAAGCGTTTGATTTTCATCTAAAATCGCAAGACATGTCTAAGCACGCAGGTAAAGCAAAAAAAGAAAGAAAATCTAAAGACCGAAACGCTAAAAATGCGCAAAGAATTAAAGCTGTTGCGCGAAGAGCTACTGGAGAAATGGGAACACAGGCTGCTTTTGTTGCTATTGCTGCTGGGGGCATTGCTTTTTTAAGAAGTGAAAAAGGTCAAAAAATTATGGCGCAAACTGTTGATTTTGGCTCTAAACTTGTTCGAAATACTTGATTGGAGATAAAATGTCAATGTATTCAAATTCTCAGTTAGATCATGCCGGCGTAAAAGGTATGAAATGGGGAGTTCGTAAAAACCCAAAAAAGTCTAGCCTAAAAACAATTAGAAAAGATAGAAAATTTGAACAAAAAGCAGTAAGTAATAAAATGACTATTAAACTTTATAATGAAGCTGCTGGACGGGCAAATAAAGAGATTGGGTTAATTAATAAAAAATACGAAGGTAAAGATTTATCATACGATAGTCCGACACGTAGGCAATATTATAAAGATCATCAAAACAATTTAATAAAGCATTTAAAAGACGTAGCAAAAGAACAGGGCACAAATGCTTCTGGAACTCGAGAAATGTCTATTCGGGTAAATCCTGACAATAGTTGGGAAGTTGAGACTGTTTCTAAAAACATTAAACAAAGCTCAATGAATGAATTGCGCTACAAAGTAGTTCCAATTACTAATGCTATGGGTAGAATTATTAGTTTAAAAATTCTTGCAGTTGATAGCGTTTTAATGCAAGGTTTAATTTTTTCTGGAAATGATATTTTTCATGTCGGCGTAAAAGGTATGAAATGGGGAGTTCGTAAAGCAGGAGCCAGAAAATTAGCGGCGGTTAAAAAAAACCGTAAACTTAATAAAGCAAGTCGAGCAAAAGACCGGGCCGAATTTGAAAAAGAAGTTGATGAAGCTAGAGGAAAAGTTTTTAGCGGCCAACTTCGCAGAGATTTAGCTTCGGCAAAAAAAGAGGCCAAAGCTAAAAAATCTGAAATTGGCTCTAGAGAAGCTCGAAAAATTGTTGCAAAACAAAAAAAGTTAAACGAAGAAACTAGACAAAAAGCTTCTCAGTTTAAAAACGGAAAAGAAGCCGCCGCTGGATTATTAATTGTAATTGGGACAGATTTAGTTAGCTCTAGAATTAGTTCTAGAGATTCTTGATGATCGGAGCTACTCAATGAATGGAAAAATTGAGCACGCCGGCGTAAAAGGTATGAAATGGGGAGTTCGTAAACAACGAACTAAAAAACAAACTAGAGAAATTAATAAAAGAAAAGCCGCTGTTTCTAATAGACGGACTTTGTCGGATAATGATCTTAAAAACTTTATTTCTCGTTTAGAAAATGAAAAAAAACTTAAACAATTAATTGAAGCGGATCTATCACCAGGAAAAGCCGTAACAAAAAAATTGTTAAGTGAAGGCGGCCAAAAAGTTCTAAAAACAGTTGCGACTGGTGCTGCAATTTATGGAGTTAAAGTAGCTTTAACTCGACAATTTGACGCAAAAGAAGCAGCCTCCTATCTTGCGCCAAAAATTAAAAAAGCGTAAAATATTTTAGGAGACAATATGCCGATGTCAAACACTGCAACCCCAAAGTATTATGGCGAGTTTAGAAACTCTGTACTTTCAGGCGAAATTCCAGTAAATAGAGAAATCTCTTTAGAGATGAATCGAATTGATGATTTAATTTCTAATCATAACATTTATTACGATGATCAAGCAGTAGAAGGTTTTATTAAATACTGTGAAATGGAATTGACGCTAACTGATGGTAGTAATTTATATTTATTAGACACGTTCAAATTATGGGCAGAACAAATTTTTGGCTGGTATTATTTTGTTGAGCGAAGCGTTTATCAACCCGGTGAAAACGGAAAAGAAGGAAAATACGTTAAAAAGTTGATTAAAAAGCGACTGGTTACAAAACAGTATTTGATTGTAGCCAGAGGAGCCGCAAAATCAATGTACGGTGCTTGCATACAAGCATATTTTCTTAACGTCGACACTGCTACAACGCATCAAGTAACAACAGCGCCAACTATGAAGCAGGCTGATGAAGTAATGTCTCCGATTCGAACTGCGGTGACAAGAGCAAGAGGTCCTTTATTTAAATTTTTAACTGAAGGCTCAATTAGAAACACAGCCGGATCAAAAATTGAACGGGTTAAATTAGCCTCTACAAAAAAAGGTGTTGAAAACTTTTTGACTGGGTCTCTTTTAGAAGTTAGACCGATGGCAATTAATAAACTTCAAGGTCTTAGACCAAAAGTTTCTACTATTGACGAGTGGCTTTCTGGGGATATTCGAGAAGATGTTGTTGGGGCTATTGAGCAGGGCGCTTCTAAGATGGAAGACTATTTAATCGTTGCGATTAGTTCTGAGGGAACCGTTAGAAACGGGTCTGGCGATACAATTAAAATGGAGCTTGCTAATATTTTAAAAGGTGAGTATCAAGCACCGCACGTTTCAATCTGGCATTATAAACTAGACGACATTGAAGAAGTTTCAGATCCAGCAACGTGGGTTAAAGCAAATCCAAATCTAGGTAAAACGGTTACTTATGACGTTTATCATTTGGATGTGGAAAGAGCTGAAAAAGCTCCAGCGTCTAGAAATGATATTTTGGCAAAGCGCTTTGGAATACCAATGGAAGGGTATACATATTTCTTTACTTATGAAGAAACTATCCCTCACAGGTCTAGAGAATTCTGGACTATACCCTGCGCTTTAGGCGCTGATCTTTCACAGGGCGACGATTTTTGTGCTTTTACATTTTTATTTCCATTAAATAATGGCGCTTTTGGTATCAAAACAAGAAGTTACATCACGAGTCTTACTTTAATGAAACTACCTGGTGCCATGCGAGCAAAGTACGATGATTTTATTAATGAAGGAAGTCTTCAGGTTTTAGAGGGAAACGTTCTTGATATGATGGAAGTTTACGACGACCTTGACGCGTTTATTGTTCAAAATGAATACGATGTCAGATGTTTAGGTTTTGATCCATACAACGCAAAAGAATTTGTAGCTCGTTGGGAAGCAGAAAACGGACCGTATGGAATTGAAAAAGTTATTCAGGGGGCAAAAACCGAATCAGTTCCTCTAGGAGAGTTAAAAATCCTAGCTGAAGAAAGAGCGTTAATCTTTGATCAAGATTTAATGTCCTTTGCCATGGGAAATGCAGTTACTCTGGAAGATACCAACGGTAATAGGAAGTTATTAAAAAAAAGAGCAGACGAAAAAATTGATAATGTGTCCGCGATGATGGACGCATATATTGCCTATAAAGCCAATAAGGAGGCTTTTGAATGAATGAACATCAGAAAACCACTCAGGTGATCCTTTCCAGTTTAGGAGAGCCTCGGGAGCATCAGAAACTTGAAAGTATTGCACTTTTTGTTGAGGTTGAGCCCGGTGTTTACGAGAATCTTCTCGCCGCGAATAGCGAAACCCTTACTAGTATTTTTACAGCTTTAGCCGATTTTGACGAGAGAATTACCGCTTTAGAAGAGGCTTAATAAGTAAGATTTACGCCGTAACTTAAGGAGGTGATGCATTAATGCCGATGTTAGATAGATTTAAAAACGCTTGGAACGCGTTTAGAGACAACTATGAAGTTTGGGATCCAACAAGTTATCACAACGGTCCTAGTTATGGCATCAGGCCCGATCGAAGTAGGTTTCATTACTACAATGAAAAGTCAATTGTCACGTCAATCTACACAAAAATGAGCATTGACGTTGCAAGTTTTAATTTTAAACATGTTAAACTCGACGCAAATGGCCGATATATGGAAGACATGCAAAGCGCTTTAAACACCGCTTTGACTTTAGAGGCAAATATTGATCAGGGTCCTAGAGCATTTCGGCAGGACATTGTGATGACAATGTTTGACAAGGGCTGCGCTGCTTTAGTTCCAGTTGACACTAACTATAATCCGCAGACAAGAGAAAAGTTTGACATTTATACTCTTAGAGTCGGAGAAGTTGTAGCTTGGTACCCTAGGCATGTTCGGATCAATCTCTATAATGAAGCTCGTGGAGAACGAGAAGAAATTACTTTAGAAAAACGCTATGTGGCTATTGTAGAGAATCCTTTGTATGCGATTATGAACGAGCCAAACTCTACGTTACAGCGATTGATTAGAAAACTTACGCTTCTTGATGTTGTTGATGAACAGTCTAGTTCGGGCAAGTTAGATTTAATTATTCAGTTGCCGTACGTTGTAAAATCTGAAGCTAGGCGTCAGCAAGCAGAAAAGCGAAGAGAAGATATTGAGTTCCAATTAAAAGGCAGCCAGTACGGAATTGCTTATACCGATGGAACCGAAAAGATTACTCAGTTAAACCGCCCAGCGGAAAACAATTTGTTAAAACAGATTGAGTACTTAACTGGTATGCTTTACGGCCAATTGGGAATTACCGAAGACATTATGAATAGCACTGCGGATGAAAAAGCCATGCGAAACTATTATAGTAGGTCTATTGAGCCAATTGCAGACGCAATTGTAGAATCTATGCAGAGGGCTTTCCTTGGACCAATTGGGACTTCCGATGGTGAACGAATTCAATACTTTAAAGATCCGTTCAAGCTTGTTTCTGTTAGTGACCTTGCTGACATTGCGGATAAATTTACAAGAAACGAAATTCTAACTTCAAACGAAATCCGTGGGTTTATTGGCATTCCTCCTTCTAAGGATCCAAAAGCCGACGAGCTGGTCAATAGCAACATGCCACAACAACCGCCATTAAACGACGTGGCTGAATTTTAGGAAAGGAAGTCAAAATGGAAGCAGATTTTAGCGGTTACGCCACAAAAGCGGGGCTTAAGTGCACCGACGGGCGAACCATTATGCCTGACGCCTTTAAGCATCAGGATAAGGCAAAAGTTCCTCTGGTTTGGCAGCACGGGCACAATGATCCAGAGAATGTTCTTGGCCATGCAATTTTAGAAGCTCGTCCAGATGGCGTGTACGCATATGGTTTCTTTAATTCTTCGGGTAAAGCTAGTCACGCAAAAGATTTATTAGAGCATGGCGACATCAACATGTTGTCTATCTGGGCAAATGATTTGATTGAGCGCACTGGACGAGTTTTACACGGGGCTATTCGAGAGGTTAGTCTCGTTCTTTCCGGAGCGAACCCTGGAGCACTTATTGAAAATGTTACCATTAAGCACTCTGACGGAGATGAGCTTACATTAGAAGATGAAGTTATTATTTACACCGGCCTTGAGTTTGAACACAAAGAGGAAAACATGACCGAATTAGTTCACGCAGAGGATTCACCTTCCTCTGATGATGAAACAGTCGAAGATGTATATAATTCTATGACTGATAAGCAGAAGCAGGTTCTTCACTACATGCTTGGCGAAGCTTTAGCTGAAGTGGATGGATCTGAAGAGATGGCACAAGATAATATGAACGATACTGATTACAACGATAGGGAAGGTTCCGATATGACCCGAAACGTGTTTGAGATTGGCGATGAGTTTAAGTTTGAGTCTTCTCCGACTCTTTCTCACTCTGACATTGAAGGTATTGTCGCAGACGCTACCAAGCTCGGTTCACTTAAAGACGCCGTTGACGCCTTTGCTTTACAGCATGGTATCACTGACATCGATCTTCTGTTCCCGGATGCCCAGAACATTGCCACGACTCCGGAGTGGTTCACTCGTCGGACTGAGTGGGTTAATAAGCTGCTTTCGGCGACCCGGAAGAGCCCGTTTAGCCGCGTTAAGACGATGTCGGCTGACCTCACCCCGGATGAGGCCAGGGCAAAGGGTTACATTACTGGTAACCTGAAGAAGGAAGAGTTCTTTGGCGTCTCCAAGCGGGTTACGACTCCGACGACCATCTACAAGAAGCAGAAGCTGGATCGCGATGACATGGTCGATATCACCGACTTTGACGTTGTCACCTGGCTTAAGGGTGAGATGCGGCTGATGCTCGATGAGGAGCTGGCCCGGGCTATTCTGATTGGCGATGGTCGTGACGTTGCTCACGACGATAAGATCAACGAGCAGAACATTCGCCCGATTGCAAAGGATCACGAGCTCTACACTACGGTCATCAACGTTAACATCGATGACGCTAACTCGTCGGTTCAGGAGATTATTGACGCCATTGTGATGAACCGTCAGTACTGGAAGGGTACGGGTCTTCCGACCATGTACACCACCGAGACCTACATCGCCAAGTTCCTTCTTTTGAAGGACACGGTCGGTCGTCGGATCTACAAAACTCTTGACGAGGTTGCTACCGAGCTTCGGGTCGCTGAAATTGTTCCGGTTGAGGTTATGGAGGAAGAGGACGACATCGTCGCCATTCTCGTTAACCCGGTCGATTACATTATTGGCGCCGATAAGGGCGGAAACGTCAGCATGTTTGACGATTTCGACATCGATTACAACCAGTACAAGTACCTGATCGAGACTCGTGTTTCTGGGGCGCTTACCAAGTTGAAGTCGGCGATGGTTGTCAAGAAGGTTGCTGCTTCTCTCGTTGCGGTTACCCCGGCTGAGCCAGCTTTCAACGGCTCTGGCATTACCATCACGAACCAGACGGGTGTCGTTTACCGGGACGCCTCCGATGATTCGACGATGAACGCGGCTGGGTCGCCTTACTCGGTTGCTGAGGGTGAGACGTTTGTTGTGGAGGCAGTTCCGGCGAGCGGCTACTACTTCCCGAGCAGCGAGAACGATTCCTGGACGTTTGTCGGGGAGTGATTTAGGAGCTTAGATGGCTAAATTTTATGGAGAAATTGGATACGGGGAAGCTGTAGAAGACCCACCCGAGTCTGGTATTTGGGTTGATCTCATTACCGAGTACCAGTATTACGGAGATATTATTCGTAATACTAGAACTTTAGATTCGGGAGTATCTTTAAATAATGATATTTCGGTTGGCAACTCTATTAGCATTGTTGCCGATCAATACGCCATCGATCACTTCTTTAAAATTAAATACGTGCGGTGGGCGGGGGTTCTTTGGACTGTGACTAGTGTCGAAGTCAAGAGCCCCCGCCTAATCCTCAGTCTTGGGAGTGTTTACAATGGCCCAACGGCTTGAACTTCAGGAGCTTTTAGTTGATCTTTTAGGTAGCGACTACGTATATTTTCAGCCACCTCCTACCGTTCAAATTAAATACCCCTGTATCATTTACAAAAGAGACGACGAAAGCACTGACTTTGCAGATAATAAGCCGTATAAAAACAAATTACGATATCAAATAACAGTTATTGATAGAAACCCTGATAGCGACATTCCTAAAAAGATTTCAGAGTTGCCATCATGTGTTTATGATCGTTTTTACACGGCAGACAATCTAAACCACGACGTTTACAAACTTTACTTCTAGAAGGAGATATCAATGGCAGTTCTTACTTGGGACGGTGCCGGTGAGCGAATCTATGAGACCGGTGTGGACCGGGGTGTTCTCTACATCCCCGATTCTTCCGGCGCTTACACTGACGGAGTTGCTTGGAACGGTCTTGTTACCGTTACGGAGACCCCTTCAGGCGCGGAGCCTAACGCTCAGTATGCAGATAACGTTAAGTACCTGAACCTCTTCTCGGCCGAGGAGTTCGGTGGGACTATTGAGGCCTTTACTTACCCGGATGAGTTCGCTCCTTTTGATGGTCTTGGCGTTCCCGCGCCTGGGTTAACCATTGGGCAGCAGGCTCGTCGTACGTTCGGTCTTTCCTACAGGACCAAACTGGGCAACGACATCGATGGCGATGACTATGGCTACAAACTTCACCTGGTTTACGGCTGTAGCGCGAGTCCTTCGGAGAAGGCCTACACGACGATCAACGATTCGCCCGAGGCTATTACCTTTAGCTGGGAGTTAACGACGGTCCCGGTTGCGGTTACCAATGCTAGGCCTACTTCTATCTTAACGGTTGACTCCACCATGGTTGATTCCGGTGATTTAGAGATTCTTGAAAACTTCCTCTACGGAACGGCTGGGACTGATCCGTCTCTGCCTCTTCCCAATGCGGTGGTTTCCATCTTCAGCGGAACCGCGGTCCAGGTCACCCCAACTGAGCCGGCGTTTAACTCGGCAACCAACACCATTACGATTCCGTCGGTTACTGGTGTTACTTACTACATTGATAACGTCGCACAGTCCGCTGGCGCTGTCGTCATTACCGAGGATACTGTTGTTACGGCTCGTCCCAACAACGGTTACTACTTCCCGGCCAATGTCGACGACGATTGGTTCTACGACTTCGACTAATGACTTTGGGCAGGAGGCCAGAGAATGCTTAAACTTGTTGTCGAAGGCGACGAGCTTTTCGATGAAGAGACACAAACCTTTGAGACTATTAATGACACAGTTTTATACTTAGAGCATTCTCTGGTCTCTCTGTCAAAATGGGAGTCAGAATTTCAAAAACCATTCTTGTCAGCAAACAACAAAAGTCATGAAGAAATTTTTTATTACATTAAGTGTATGCTTTTGCATGATTTGGATGATGAAAACGTTATTTACAGATTTTCAGAAAAAAACTTACAAAAAATTAATGATTACATTGAATCTCCACAGTCGGCTACTACATTTGGTGTTATGCCGCAACAAAAGTCAAAGGGAGAAACGATTACCGCCGAGTTAATCTACTATTGGTTAGTTGCCTTTAACATTCCGTTTGAATGCGAGACCTGGCACTTAAACCGGCTGTTTTCTTTAATTAGGATTTGCAACATTAAAAACTCCCCACAAAAAAAGATGTCTCGGCATGAGATTTCAAATAGAAACAAAGAGCTTAATGCTCGTAGAAAAGCCGAACTAGGAACCAAAGGTTAAACGGAGGACAAATGCCTAAAATTACTTGGGATGCGGTTGGAGATAGGTATTATGAGTCTGGTTTAGACAACGGGGTTCTGTACTTACCAGATGGTTCAGCAGTTCCATGGAATGGGTTAACCTCTATCAATGAAAGCCTTGACCGATCTGCTGAGGCAGTCTTTTTAGACGGGTCAAAGATTAATGACGTTGTAAAACTTGGAACTTTTACAGCAACTCTTTCTGCGGTAACATATCCAAATGAATTGGATGAAATTAACGGCGCAGAAGAACTTCGAAGCGGTGTTCATTTAAATGAACAACCGCAAAAAACATTCGCGTTATGTTATAGAACCAAAATTGGTAATGATTTTGAAGGCAGTGAAGCTGGTTATAAAATTCATATTGTTTATAACATTACGGCCATTCCTAGTGAAAAAACTTACGCAACCGCTAGTGATGACCCGTCTTTAGTTGAGTTCGAATGGGAACTATTTACCACACCAGAACATATTGAAGGGTATAGGCCTTCCGCTTACATGGTGATCAACACTGCTGAGTTAGATCCTTGGCTTTTGGAAGAAATTGAGGCCATTCTTTACGGAACAAATTATGCCAATGCGTCTTTACTTTCTATGAACGATTTAGTTTCATATATTAATAATTGGTTTAGAATTAAAATTACTGATAATGGAAACGGAACCTGGACGGCAGAAACAAAGTACCCAGGGTTTATTATCTTTGTAGAGGAAGGTGAATTTTTAATTAAAGACGCAAATGCAATCTTTACTGAAGATGATGTGTACATTCTTAGTGATACAAAAGACGTTAAAGACGCTCCAAACATTAAAATTGTTGACAATGGAGACGGTACTTGGACAGCGTCTACTTCTAACGATAACTTAATTGTTACCACAAGCGCAGATGGAACTTACGAAATTAGAGACGCAAACGTTACTTATTTAGATACTTTTACCTATCAACTTTCAGATTCTTTTTAAGGAGGGTCATGGCTACCGTTACAGGGTATACTGCTGCAAGAATTCAGGCAATTGAGGATCAGGCTATTGTCGGTGGAACAGTCATTGCCGGTCAATTAGTTTTAACGCGGTATAATGGAAATACTGTCCAGGCTGGAAGCGTTGTTGGCCCTACTGGCCCCTCTGGGCCGACTGGGGATGTCAGCCTGTCGCAGTTAAACTCCGCGATTTCAAATGTCGAATCACAGATCTCGGATAGTGGCCGGGGGATTGTTGCACGTAGCTACTACAACACTCAGCAGACTATGGGCGCAGCTAACTTATGGCAAAATGTTAACGGAACTACGGTTACGTTTACCCCGACCGTCGGCCGAGCTTACAAATTTACTTGCCATGTTGCTTTTAGTGCGCTCGAAGGTAGCGGATTTGTAACCAGGCTCGTGCCTTCAGATACGGGTTCGTCAAATAATGAGCCAAACACCATTGTTCGGGGTGGAGCCCACGCAACTTTAAACAACTGGGTTGTTCACGCGCATTCTAGCGCAGTTGTTATTGCACCAGCAGGATGGAATGTGTCTAAATCATTTAAACTTCAAGCATATAGCACCTACCCAAACACTTTAATTCAGAGTGACGAGTATGGTTCCGCCGCTTTTATTGTTGTTGAAGACATTGGAGTTCTCTAGTTAGAAAGGAGACCGCTTTGATTACTTTATCTTCTTCCGGAGACTTTTCAAAGACTAAAAAGTTTTTAAAAAAGCTTTCGTCAAATGACCTTTTTGCAAACTTAAACAGGTATGGCAAAATGGGAGTAAATGCGCTAGAAAAGTACACTCCCGAAAAAAGCGGTCTCACTTCTGAGTCTTGGGGATACAGGATTATCAACAGCAAAACCAACCCAGGAATTGAATGGTACAATACCAACACAAATGACGGGGTTAACGTAGCTATTTTAATTCAGTACGGTCATGGAACCGGAACTGGCGGTTACGTTCAAGGGATTGATTATATTAACCCAGCTATTAGGCCGGTGTTCGAAAAGATTGTCAACGACATTTGGAGGCAGGTGAAAGCATGAGCGGAGTAGATAACCGCGTAGTCAAAATTACTTTTGATAATGCCTCCTTTCAACGGAGCATTGAAGAGACGTCAAGATCGTTAGACAAGTTTAATCAAAAGTTAGAACTTAAAGGAAGCACAAAAGGCCTTGAAAACGTTTCTACGGCGGCCCAAAAAACTAATAATAGTTTGAAACTCGAGGGCAGCACAAAAGGTCTAGAGAATGTCGCTACAGCTGCTCAAAAAACTAACGATAAATTAAAGTTTGATAGCGGGGTTCAAAGTTTAAGTGACGTAAATAACGCCGCAAAAAAAGTTGATTTTTCGCCGATGGGCGTTCAAATTGAGGGAATTTCTGCTAAGTTTTTAGCTTTAAGCGCAGTCGCTGTTACAGCTCTTTCTACCATTACGGCACAAGCTATCGACGCTGGTTTAAAAATTGGTAAAGCACTAACTTTAGACCCAGTTCTTTCTGGGTTTCAAGAATATGAGCTCAACATGGGTTCTATTCAAACGATTTTGGCAAACACCGAGTCTAAAGGTGAAACCTTAGGCACTGTTAACTCTGCGCTAGACGAGTTAAATGAGTACTCAGATAAAACAATTTACAATTTTGCTCAGATGGCAAAAAACATTGGCACGTTCACTGCTGCTGGTGTCGATCTGGATACTTCTGTTAGCTCTATTAAAGGTATTGCGAACTTAGCGGCCCTTTCTGGTTCTTCATCAGAGCAGGCATCTACCGCGATGTACCAGTTGTCTCAGGCCTTGGCCGCTGGCAAAGTTGGTTTGATGGACTGGAACTCAGTTGTCAATGCTGGTATGGGTGGTGAAATCTTTAAGTCCGCCTTGTTCGAGACGGCTAAGGCAATGGGGACTATTGCCAACGTCCCATTGGACCAGAGCTTTACCGAATGGGAAGATTCTGGGAACTCTTTCCGGGATAGCCTTCAAGACGGGTGGATTACCGCCGACGTTTTAAGCACGACGTTAGCCGGTCTTTCTGGCGATATTAGCGCAGCAGAATTGTCGGCAAAAGGCTTTTCTGATGCTCAGATTGTTGCGCTTCAGAAAACGGCAGACACAGCAACTAAAGCAGCAACTGAAATTAAAACCGCAACTCAGTTGGTTAGTGTAGTCAAAGAAGCACTTGGCACCGGAATGGCGTCAACTTTTAGAATTGTTGTTGGCGACTTTGCCGAAGCTAAAGCGTTGTTTAGTGGTTTTGGAAATGCAATCTCTAACTCAATCCAGGGCATTACTCAACGAAGAAACGAATTGTTAAATGCCTGGAAAGCGTTTGGCGGAAGAAACGCAATTCTTGAAGGAATTCTTTACGCTTTAAACGCAATTAAAACTGTGTTGGCTCCAATTCGGGAAGCCTTTAGGCAAGTGTTCCCACCTGTAACAGCCACTACTTTATTGATTTTGTCGGCAAAGTTTAGGGATTTTGCTGCTGGACTTGCTATTGGCGGAGAGACCGCTGGCAAAATTAAGTCAATTTTTACCGGTTTATTTTCTATCTTTAAAATTGGTATTGCTATTGTTTCGGGTATTTTTGGCGTTATTAAAAACTTATATGGAGTTTTGTTTAACCTTTACGGGTCTGCTGCACCAGCTGCTGCTGGCATTGGTAGTCTCATCACAAAACTCCAAGAAATGCTCGTTTCCGGAGGAGGAATCGAGCGATTCTTTGGCATCATTAACAGCGGAATTCAAAAGCTTGGCGAGTTTATTACAACTGCCAAAGAAAAAATTGCTAGTTTGTTTGGCGGTGGAGAAGCCGTTCCAGGTGGAGAAAAAGCTACTGGAATTTTCAGTACAATTTCTGAAAAGCTTAGTGGGCTCTCAAGTATTGGCGAGAAAGCACAATCGGTATTTTCTACGATTGGCGATGCGCTTAAAAATGCTTTTGAAGGCGTTAAAGAACTTATTGAAAACGCAGGAACCGCTATTGGTAATTTCTTCTCCGGCGTTGGCGACAAAATTTCATCGGTTTTTACTTCTGATGTTTTTAAACCAGCTTTAGCTGGAGTGGCTGTTGGTTTATTTGGCGGCCTTGTTTTCTATATTAGAAAGTTTGTTACTGAAGGTATTAAATTTGCCGGGCTTTCAGACCTTTTAGAATCTTTTTCGGGGGCAATTGACGAGGTCGGCAACACGCTTCAGGCATTCCAGCTACAAATCAAAGCAGAAGCTTTGTTAAAAATTGCGATTGCTATGGCAGTTCTTACCGCTTCAATTATTGCGCTTTCTTTTATTGAACCAGTAAAGATCGCAACAAGTCTTGGCGCGGTTGCTGGTGGCATTGGGGCTATGGTTGCGGCGTTAACTCTTCTTGCTAAAATTGAAATGAATCCGTTTAAACTTGCGGCGTTGGCGTCTAGCATGACTCTTTTGGGTATTGCAATGTTAGCGCTAACTGCGTCTATTGTTATTTTGGGTAATATGGACCAAGACAAAATTGTTACTGGGCTTCTTGGTATAACCGCGTCATTACTTACTTTAGTATTTATTACCAAACAGTTAGATGACGAAGTTGACAACATTTTAAAAACTGCTTTTGCTCTTACAGTGCTTAGCGCTGGTATGATTGTTATGTCTTACGCAATTTCAAGTTTTGGATCTATGGATTGGCAAACTTTACTTACCGGGTTAGCTGGATTTGCCGCTGTTTTAGCCGGATTTACTATTGCGTTAAAAAATATTGATAATGACGACGCAATTAAAATTGGACTTAGTCTTGGAATCCTTGGAGTTGGCTTTTATATCGTTGCAAAAGCAGTCGAAACTATAGGGTCAATTCCATGGCAAAATCTTTTAATTGGCATGGTTGGTTTAGCTGCAATTATGGCCGGTATGGTAATTACTTTAAAAAACCTTCCCAAAAACACAAAAGAACTTTCGTTTGGTTTAATTTTAGTTGCTGGCGCGATGTTCATTATGGCAAAAGCAGTTGAAACTATGGGCAACCTTAGCTTTTCTGAAATTGTAAAAGGAATTTTAGGTATAGCCGCAGTTCTTGTTATTTTAGTTATTGCTATGAAAACTATGGAAGGCGGTATTGGTGGAGCAGCAGCAATTATAATTGCTTCTGCTGCTCTTTACGTGTTGGCTCAAGTGTTAAAGACCATTGGGCAGCTAAGTCTTGGGGAAATTGGAAAGGGCCTCCTTGGTATTGCCGGTGTTCTTTTGGTGCTTGGCCTTGCCGCCGCGGCAATTGCAGCATTTCCGCCTCTTCTTGCTGCGCTAATCGGCCTTGGAGCGGCTTTAATTCTTGTTGGCGCTGCGTTTGCTTTGTTCGGAGTAGGCGCAAAACTCTTTGCTGAGTCCCTAGAAATCTTTGCCCGTGTGGGTCCAGATGCTCTAAACACCTTTGGAGGGGTTCTGGACACTGTTGCGCAAGCAGTTCCTAGGTTTATTCGAAAACTTGCTGAGGGATTTATTGAACTTATCAAAGTGCTTCTAGACAATGCGCCAGATTTAGTAAACGGCTTTGGCGATGTCCTGCTGCTCATCCTTAACAAGATTATTGAGCTTTCGCCAAAGATTGGCGAAGCAATTGGCGCGATCATGGACATTGGGTTTAAGCTGCTTCGGGAAAAAGTTCCAATTATGATTCAAATTGGGATCGAATTGCTTACTTCTTTCTTGAACGGTATTAACGATAACATTGAGTTGATTACTACTCTGGCGTTAAGCATCCTTACAAACTTCATTAATGGTTTGACAAACGGAATCCCGCTCCTCCTTGAAGCCGGAACAAACTTTATTGTTACGTTTATTAATGGGATTGCCCTTAACATTCAGCCTATTATTGATGCTGGGTTTAATTTGATTATTTCGCTAATCAACGGTATCCGAAATGGCTTTGTTAATATTGCAAGCGCCGTTACTGATATGATTACTGAGTTTATTACTCAGGCCGGAAACAACGCGGAACGAATTGCCGGTGCTGGAACTGACGCTTTGGTTAGTTTCTTGGATTCTATCGGTGGTAATATAGACGAAGTTATTGGCGCTGTTGGCGATTTAATTGAAAACCTTATTACTGCACTCGCCGACGAAGCTGGTGATTTGGCAACGGCCGGTAAAGACGCTGCGATTGATTTCTTGGATGGTTTAGTTGATGATGCTATTGACTTTGTAGATAAAGCCGGGGCAATGATTGTTAGATTGCTTGAAGGTTTAAGGCTTGCAGTTGATAAATATTCTGGAGAAATTCGTGAACAAGGTAGGCTCTTGGCCGGGGCAATTATTGACGGTATGACTGGCGGGTTAGCAAGTAGAGCCAAAGAAGTTGCGGATCAAGCTAGGCAAATGGCAAGTGATGCAATCGGAGCAATCGGCGACTTTATTGGTTGGGACTCGCCGGCCAAACTCTTTATTAAAATGGGTAAAGATATGGGAGCCGGTCTGGTGATTGGCCTCAGTAAAACGACAATGGTCGAAAACGCTTCTGAAAAACTTGCTGAATCATCAGTTAACGCATTTTCAAACGTTTTAAGTAGCTTTGTTTATGGCCTTGAGTCAATTGACGAGTTTAACCCAAGGGTGACTCCAGTCTTAGATCTTTCTACCGTGCAAAAAGATGCTAGTTATTTAAGTAGTATGTTGGGGTCAAGCACTATGACGGCCTCTCTTTCTTACGGAAACGCTCGGTATATTGCTAAGACAACAGACGTTGCCTCTAGCTCTGCAACTGAAGTTGCGGCTAATTCTGGCCCAACTGAAATTACGTTTGAGCAAAACATTTACTCACCGACGGCTTTGTCCACAAACGATATTTATCGTAACACCAGGAGTCAGATTACTTTAGCTAAAGAGGAGTTGAGCATTCCATGAAAGTAACGAACATTGATTTGTATTGTTCTTGTGATAATCATTTAATTAATCTTAGCTTTAGGGATCCAACCTCAACTAATTCTTATGTAGCAAAAGCTTTGGCTGGTATTGACAGCGGCGATATTACGGCAAAATTTTATGGGTTGGGGAGCTCTTCTAATAGCAAGTTTTACGCAATGAGTGCGGATAAAAGAGAGCTTGTTATTAGAATCTCCCTGAATCCAAAATACTCCGCAGGAGAAACGATTACGACTTTGAGAGATAAGCTGTATCGTGGTATTTCTTCGTCTAGAACCGGAGCAATTGACGTTCAGTTTAAAGACGGAAACTCAGTTGTTGCCTCACTTAAGGGTTTGGTTACTAAATTAGAAGCAAATCATTTTTCCGACACTCCAGAAGTTCAACTTACGATGGAGTGCATCGACCCAATGCTGACCTCTCCAAACTTTACTTATGCGCAAACAGACTTTGAATCTCCAAATACACCAGTAATTATCGACGATGTGTCAACAGCCCCACACGGCTTTGAGTTTGAGGTTGTTTTTAGCGGGCCAACGCCATTTTTTAAGATTCAGGACGAGGCTTACGATTGGAAATTTGAAGTAATGCCGGGAGACGTATTTGGTATTATTGGCTTTCAAAATTTAGATGTTCTTAAATTCTCAAGCTTGAACAACAAAAGACATTTATATATGGAGAGAGAAGGACAAACCATTCATTTATTAGACCGTTTAAAAGCTGATTCAGTTTGGCCAATTATTTTTCCAGGCACAAATGAGTTTTACATCACAGCAAACAACTTTTCCTGGAATTATATTCGTCATCAGCATACTTACTGGGGGATCTAAATGGACCTGTTTAAATTCCCAAAATGCTCCGGTGTAGAATTGGATATTTTAAGCGGAGAGCTTGTAAACGGCTGGGACAGTTTAATGTGGATTGAGCGTTACCGAGACTTTTGCGAGTTTGAGTTAATTTCAAAAATTGATACTGATATTCAGAAAACTCTTCCAATTGGGACTTTAATTTCTCATGCCGAAAGCACAGAAGTCATGATTGTCGAGAACCATGAAATTAATCAGCAAAAAGGCTCCGAGGCAACTATTAAAATTACTGGTAGAAGTTTTGAGACCTTTTTAGAAAACCGAATTGTCGGGGCAAACCAAGATTGGGTAGGCCGCGAAATGGTAATTCCTGAATATTTAATGGCCGCAAACTATAGTTGGTGGCAAGCAACCACTCTGATTAACAATCATATTCGCGAGGATTTTCTTTGGGACTCGAAAGATTCATTTTTAAATGTAAGAGCCGTTAACGGCGTAGAGAAAGATGGAGTATACGAAGAAAGAGTAATCAAAAAAGGTGACGTTTACTCTGGGGCAATTACTCTTTTGGAAATTGACAATCTTGGCATTAGAACAGTCCGACCAAATTACTGGAATAATGAATTAACTATTTTTATTCATGACGGGGAAGATAAAAGTTCTTCTGTTGCTTTTTCGTATGAATACGGAGACATTGATTCGGCAGATTACCTTTGGAGCAATAAAAAACTAAAAAACTGCGCTTATATCCTTGGGCGATGGGTGGATCAATTTATTGATTCGGCAGAAGCTGGGTATGATAGACGAACTATGATTGTCGATGCTTCAGATATTGATAATCAATTTAGTGAGTTTCCTCAAGGAGCTGATTTAACTGCGGTAATCAATAAACTTTTAATTCGCGGCTACGAGGCGCTTGCCCAGCAAAGCAACGTTGCGATTACAAACGCTAAAATTAGTTCTTCTTCTCAGACTTACAAGTATCGAGCCGATTATAATGTTGGCGATATTGTATCTGTTCGCGGCGACTATAACACTTCTGCACGAATGCGAGTTATTGAACACGTTGAAATTGCGGACAAAACTGGTGAAAGCTCTTATCCAACTTTGACGGACGAGATTTAGGAGTAAAATGTTTAACTTATCTAATAAACAGTACGATTTTGCAAAGAAAGCAATTCAAATTTGGTTTCCAGCCTTTTGTACATTTTACTTAACAATTGGGCAATTGTGGGGCCTTCCATCACCTGAAAAAGTGGTTGGAACTTTGGCTGCTTTTGCAACATTTTGCGGGGTTGTTCTTGGCATTAGTTCTAAAAATTATAATAGTTCTGACCCAGAGCCAAATGTAGAAGATAATTTAGTTGACCCTAATAGTTCTTCTTACGACACAGATTTGTTTGATATGTATAACAAAACGGTTAAAGATAACAACTCTGATTTTTGGCCGAAGAAGCCTCCATTTACTGGAGGTTAAAATGGAATGGGATCAATGGGCGGCTTTAATTTTTACTGGCGTCTATACTGTAGGAGCTTCGGCCGGATTTTGGAAGTTCTTTTCGCAGAAACAGAACGAAAAAGAGGCTGAGCTTAGTTTACTGCTTGGTATCACACACAAAGTCTTTCATGATATTTGTGACGTTTACATTTCACAAGGGTGGGTGAACCGAGAAGAATATGAAGTTTTATTGGCTAATATTTACACGCCGTATAAAACTTTGGGAGGGAACGGAACAGCGGATTTAATTATGAAAGAATTAAGCGAACTTCCGCTAAGGTCGGGGCACAAGTTTTCACCAAATTTAGATTTAAGAACTAACAGGAGAAAAAGTGACTGAGCCTTTACGTTTTAAAAAGAAAAGTCAACCTTTAATTTTAATTTCAAATAGTTTCTATGATTTTCTAAAAGCGCTTGTTATGGTTGTTTTACCTGGAGCGGCGGCTTTATATTTGGGCGTGTCAACAGCGTTTGATCTATCCTGGTCAATTTTTGCCGTGGTTTTAGGCCTTTTAATTACGGTTGCGCTTGGAATTTTTCTTTTAATTTCGTCTCGATTTTACGTAAAATCTGATTTAAAGTACGACGGGACTATGATGGTTAGCCAGAACGAAACTGGAGAAATGCTATATTCTTTGGAGCTGGATGATAGTCCGGAAATCCTTAGATTAAAGTCTCATATTTGCTTTAAAGTTTTAAACGATTCTATTGAGGATCGCAGTTAATACAAGGCTTATAATGAGACCCTAACAAGGAGGAATTATGTTCCGAAAGCGGGACGAATTGTCAACATCGCTCGAGGATGCCATTCAACGAGTGCTGAACTACATGGACATGATCGAACCGGGTTCCGACGAATACAACAACTACGTCAACCAGCTGGAACGGCTGATCGAAGCTCGTGACTCGCAGAAGCGAAACACGAACCAGATCAGCCGCGACACGCTGGTCGTCGTCGCTGGAAACATCGTCGGGATCCTGCTCATCGTGGCCTACGAGCAGCACCACGTGTGGTCTTCGAAGGCGTTCAACACAATCGTCCGTCCGAAGAACATCAACGTCAACTGACGAGGGAACGAACGCGGAAGTCGTGTACAAAAACTGTACACGGCTTCTGCGTTTTTCCCTACAAAGATTATTTTTTTTTTCGCAAGAATTACATGGCTTATAATGAGAGGCTTAGATGCTTATGACTCATTTAGAAATAGACACTATTTTCAGATGTTATATACGGATTAACTGTATGTGACGTGAATAGTAGTTGTTTGACCTTCTTTATGACGAGACATCTAAGCCTCTCATTTTATTTTTTGCGGGCGTGGCGGAATAGGCATACGCAGGAGACTTAAAATCTCTGGATCTTAGATCTTGTGGGTTCGAGTCCCACCGCCCGTACCAAGCGCCTCTAGCTCAATTGGTTAGAGCAACTGACTTTTAATCAGTAGGTTCTGGGTTCAAGTCCCAGGGGGCGTACTAAGGAGGTAATATGCAAACACTAGTTGATTGGTGGCTATCATTGTCGTCGAAAGATGTTTTAACCGGTTATCTGCTAATAATTGTGTTTTTGTTTTTTGCAGTATATATTCGCGAGCTATTTAGGAGAAAAAAGTGAATCAGGAATACGGATGTTTAAGTTTTTTATTTGATGTCATTATGGTAGTTCTTACAGGAGGACTTTGGCTTATTTGGATTTTTGTTCGTGAAATGAGAAGGAAGTAAGGAGGAAAGTGCAAAAGCTACTAAACAACGCAGTAAAAACGGCGCATCAAAATAAGTCTTCTATTTATGCTGCAATTGCAATTGGTGGGGTCGCGTCCACCGCATATTTAGCATCTAAAGCTTCTGTTAAAGCGTCTAAAATTATTTCCGAATACAAAAAAAATAACGAAGAAATTGAAGAGCCTTTGGAGAAAGTAAAGACTTATACTCCTATGGTCTGGAAGCTTTATATCCCAACAGCGGCGTCTGCAGCAACAACTGTTGGATGTATTTTAATGGCCAATAAAGTAAACGCGCAAAAAACTGCGGCAGCAATTAGCGCCTATACTTTGGCCGAAAAAGCATTTACAGAATATAAAGAAAAAGTTGTAGATCAAATCGGCGCAAACAAAGAACAAAAAATCCGGGACGAAATTACTGAAGATGCATTAAAAAAAACAACCTTAAAAGACAGTTTAATTCTACCGGGGTCTGGCGATATTCTGTGCTGCGAAATGTACACTCGTCGGTATTTTATGTCTGATATGGAAACACTTAGAAAAGCTCAAAATGACGTTAATATGGCTATATTTGACCAGATTTATGTAACTTTAGATTATTTTTATTCTCTCATTGGTTTGTCAACGACTTCGCATTCTAATGAATTAGGTTGGGATTCAGACAGGCTTTTAGAGCTAGAGTTTTCAACAACGCTAACTGAAAACGGAAAGCCGTGTCTCACCTTCTGCTATAATTACCTAAAACCAATTTAATCGCAATAAATACAAGGCTTATAATGAGACCCCAACAAGGAGGAAAAATGGAAACTGAAAACGAAAGCAACAACGTTCCGGCGGAAACCACTGGTGATCAGCTGGCCAAAACAATGCTCTGCGCACTTGCAGGCTTTGCGGCGGCAAAGTTGATCAACCTTGGCTACGACACGGCCCGAGTTGCAATCGCGACCAGGAAGAACAACCCACCCACTTGAGAAGACTCAAAAGCTAAAACTCTTGTCTAACAAGGGCTTTAGTTTTTCACGAAAGGACCACAGTGTTAAAGCGAGAAATTTCATACGAGAATTTTGATGGAGAGCAGGTTACTGAGACTATTTATTTTAATATTTCAAAGCCCGAAATCATTGAGCTTGAAGTTGAGTATGAGGGCGGCTTTGGTAAGATGATGGAGCGCATCGTCGAGGCCGAGGACGCAAAGCAGCTCATCCACGAGTTTAAGCGCATTGTTCTTCTTTCTTACGGAAAGAAGTCTGAGGACGGAAAAAGGTTTATTAAGTCAGATGAGCTCCGGGAAGAATTTTCACAGTCAGCTGCTTATAATGAGCTTTTTATGGAGCTTGCGACAGACGACAAAGCTGCAGCAGCATTTATCAAGGGGATTCTCCCCAAGGATCTTGCTGATGCGGTTGAGGAACCATCTACTGAGACGCCACTTCCGCCTGCTCCGCCTACAACTTGAGAGGGAACTAACTGAGCATGGATTATCAGTCAAATAGTAATAAAAATAAGCAAGCAAAAAAGAAAGATACTCCGTCAGAGTCAGATGACAAAAAAGTTGAGCCTATTAAATTAGGCGGTGAAGTTACAACAAGAAAGAAGCCCATCGGGTCAAGGTTTAAAGAAATCTTTCTTGGCGGCGAAGTGCGTTCGGCTTCCGAGTATATTTTGTCAGATGTGCTTTTGCCGGCTCTTAGAAACTTAATTGTTGACGCCACTACTAAGGGTATTGAGCGGTTTGTTTACGGAGATTCCGGGTATTCTCGCTCTCGGCCAGCTAATTATGGGCCTAGAACGACGTATAATCGTCCACTAAACCGGCCTTCGTATAATGACCCTAGGCGCCCTAACGTTCCGGATCAGCCGAATAAACCACGGTCTAGGCCTGGGCATTCGGAGATTATTTTGGCCGAACGAGCAGACGCCGAAATGGTTTTAGAGCGGCTTCAGGATATTATTGACCGGTACCCAGCAGCTTCAGTTGCCGATTTGCACGAGTTGTTGGGGCTTCCCACGACTTATGTTGATCATCAGTGGGGCTGGACCTCAATCCGTTACGCAGAGATTAGGCAAATCAGAGAAGGCTTTCTGCTGGATCTTCCTCAGCCCGATCCTATTTAAGGAGGATATTAATGAGTTTGTATATGGAGCGAGAGCAAGTTAAAATGATGAACCCGTCTAGAACCTGGGCGGAAAAAGTTGACAGCATGACAGATAATCAGGTTCTTGCTATTTATATTCGGCTCAAGTCTCAGGGAAAGCTTAGGAGGTAGCTTTGAAGTTTGTTCCAAATTCTATTAGCAGAAGCGTGAGTACGTCTTTACTTCAGGCAAAAATCAACTCACCCAAGTACATGTTTGCGGGCGGTCTAGTCGGTGTCCTTGCCGGCACAGTTTTGGCCTGTCGGGCTACTCTAAAACTTAGCGATACTCTTGATGAGTTTCAGGACGATATTGAAAACGTTAAGGGTATGGGGGGTCTGCGAAAGGACCCCTCTGCCCCTTACGACGATGGAGAATACTATCGAGACTTAATTTACGTATATGCAAAGGGAAGTTACAAAGTTGCCAGGCTGTACGCTCCAGCAGCAATTGTCACTGGCCTGTCTGTTGTTGCTTTGACTGGTGCTCACGTTACTTTGACTAATCGGAACACGGCCCTTACTGGGACGCTCGCTCTGGTTAGTAAGGCTTACGATGAATACCGAGAGCGGGTAAAAGAAGAAGTTGGGCTGGAAAAAGAGCTTGATATTTACCACTCTGTTGAAAACAAAGTTATTATTTCGGCAGACGGATCAAGAGAAACTGTCAACGTTGTAAATCCAAACAGCCTCTCAACTTACGCTCGTTTCTTTGACGAGGCGTCTCCGTACTGGGAAAAAAGTGCTGAGTTAAATAAGTTGTATGTTCAGTGCCAGCAGAATTACGCAAACAGTAGGCTCCAGGCTCGAGGCCATCTATTCCTAAACGAAGTTTACGATATGTTTGGTATTGAGCATTCTCAGGCTGGATGTGTTGTTGGTTGGGTTATTGGCCCTGACGGTGACAACTACGTAGACTTTGGTATGTTTGACGCCTATAACAGAGACTTTGTCCACGGGCAAGAACGGTCCATTCTTTTAGACTTTAATGTTGACGGCGTTATTTACGATAAGATTGGAGGAGATAAATGACAGAAGAGCAAATGCCGTTTGTCAATCGCCCTTGGGTTATCCCGGCTTCGGTCGGGGCTGCCGCTTTTTGCGGTGGCCTCGGCCTCGGGTATTTCATTCGGGCTAATAAAGACAAGATTCTGGACAGGTTTAAATCATATTCTTTGGTCGATTCTGAGTATTTTGAGGAGCCAGAATACGAGGAAAAGCCCGAGGTTCCAGATCCAAGGGATCTATATCCGATTCCAGATCCAAACGAAATTGAGGTTGACGAGAGTGGATTAGATCGCTTAAACGATCTAGTTGACAGGTATGGCGTTGGAACTGGGCACGAAGTTTTTAGCCTTGAGCGTCACGGGTACGCCGAAGAAGAGAAGCCGGAGGCTCCTGTGACTAACATTTTTGCGCATGGTTCTGATTCTTGGGACTACGACGAAGAGTTAAAATTTAGAACCACAAACAGTCCATACGTTATTCACAAAGATGAGTTTTGGGCTGATGAGTTTGATTATTCTCAGTCTACTTTGACTTATTTTAGCGGCGACGATATTTTGGTTGACGAAAAGGACACGCCGATCTACAACTACGCTAGTGTTATTGGCGAGTTAAAGTTTGGGCATGGCTCTCAAGACCCGAATGTTTTTTACGTTAGAAACCCCAAAAACAAAGCAGAGTATGAGATTTTGTTTGATAGTGGTTCTTATGCTGTTGAGATTCTTGGTTTGGAAATGGAGCATAAGAATTCTCAGCCTTCAATTGATAAATTTAGACCGGATGATTAATCATGGAAAAGTTCATAGATGAGCTATATTTTTCTTGGTTAGTTGATCGCGTTCTACTTCCTGAGTCTAAGCCATATTTTGAGCTTTTGTCTTTGCTTCATAATAGTGAGTTTATTTGGTTGTTGTCTGGTGATGACAACCGGTCCGAAGATGGTTTAAACCTTCGGTACGAGTTTATTAACTACAATGAAGAAGAAGTAGATCAAATGTGGCTTTCCGATAGATGTAGTTTGTTAGAACTTTTGGTTTCATTTTCTAATCATGCGCAGTTTCAAACCGGAATTAACTCTAGAGATTGGTTCTGGGAGTTCGTTGCAAATCTAGATTTACTCAAGTACTCCGACGATAACTTTAATTTTAACAAGGTTTCAGACAAGCTTTATGACTTTGTATGGAGAACCTACCACTACGATGGAACAGGTGGGATTCTACCAATTAAAGAGCCGCAAGAAGATCAAAGAAAAATTGAGCTCTGGTACCAATTATCTAAATACATTTCCGAAAAAGATATTTAACAGAATGGAGGATTTTTGGATTTCTATAACGTTCTAGTTAAAGAGAATAAAGACGGAACGCTGCAGGTAAGGCCTGACTGGAAAGTTGGCAGGTCCAAAGATTTAATGACCCGTTCTGGATCTTTTTACGCGATTTGGGATTCCGAAGCTGGTTTGTGGTCTACCGATATTTATGATGTTCAGAGGTTGGTCGACTCTGACCTTCACAAGCAAGCAAAAGAGTTAGAAGCAAGAAACGGGCAAAGTTATAAAGTTTCAACACTAGAGTCAAACTCAACTAGGCTTTGGGACGAATTCCAGCGATTTATTAGAAATAGCGGAAGCAACAGTCATAATCTAGACGAAAAGTTAACGTTTGCTAATACAATAGTTGAAAAAACAGATTACGTTAGTAAGCGGTTATCATATTCGCTTGAGCCTGGAGACCACGAGGCCTGGGACGCAATTGTTGGAACGCTATACAACGAAGAAGAGCGAACAAAAATTGAGTGGGCAATTGGCGCCATTGTTTCTGGAGACTCGAAAAACATTCAAAAGTTTTTAGTGTTTTATGGCCCACCAGGCAGCGGTAAATCAACAATTTTAAACATTATTCAAAAACTGTTTGAGGGCTATACTTCTGTTTTTGACGCACGAGAATTAGCGGGTAATAACAACTCGTTTGCAACATCAGCGTTTAAATCAAATCCATTGGTTGCAATTCAACACGACGGTGATCTGTCTAGGATTTACGACAACACTAAATTAAACTCTATTGTTGCTCACGAAATAATGACGGTAAACGAGAAGTACAAAGCTCCATTTGAAGCCAAATCAAACGCATTTTTATTTATGGGTACTAATCTTCCAGTAAAGATTAGTGATGCAAAATCCGGGATCATTAGGCGTTTAATTGATGTTGTTCCAACTCAAAGGACAATAGATCATGATACTTATCATATTTTAATGGAGCGAATTAACTTTGAGCTGGGAGCAATTGCGCATCATTGTTTGACTCGATATTTAGAGTTGGGTAAGAACTATTATAGCGCGTATCGGCCTACTGAAATGATGCTTCAAACAGATGTTTTCTACAACTTTGTTGAGTCCTGCTACGATATTTTCAAACTTGAGGACGGAATTACTTTAAAAAGAGCCTGGGTTTTGTACAAGGAGTTTTGTTTGGACACGGGCATTGACAAAGTTCTTCCGCAATACAAATTGCGGGAACAACTCAAAGATTATTTTTATGAGTTCCACGAGCGTTATAGAATAGACGGCGCAGAGGTTCGAAGTTATTATGAGGGTTTTAAGGGCCTGGCCCCAATTCCTCCAACCACCGATATTCCAATTAAGACCGACGGACCGTACGAGTTATTTTTAACAGAGTTCCCGTCTGTGTTTGACGACGCATTTTCTAGTATGCCCGCGCAGTATGCTAACGATAATGGAACCCCTCAAAAAAAGTGGGAAAATGTAACGACTACTCTGGCTGATTTAGACACTTCAAAGCTGCATTATGTTAAAGTTCCGACAAACCATATTGTTATTGATTTTGATTTGACCGATGAAGATGGTAATAAATCCATTCAGAGGAACTTGGAGGAGGCCGCAAAGTGGCCAGCTACTTATGCTGAGTTTAGCAAAAGCGGCGAAGGACTTCATTTACATTACGATTATTTGGGTGACGTAACAGAGTTATCTAATGTTTATGATATTGGTATTGAGATTAAAACTTTACTTGGCGATTCATCTTTGCGGAGAAAGTTAACGAAATGCAACGATGTCAATATTACGCCATTAAACGGAGGACTTCCAAAAAAGGAAAAGAAGATGTTGGACAATCAGAGCATTAGAAGTGAACGCGGCCTTAGGGATTTAATCGGTCGAAACCTTAGGAAAGAAATCCATCCGGGCACAAAACCTTCAATTGATTTCATCAAAAAAATTCTAGACGATGCCTATGAATCTGAGCTTCCGTTTGATATTCGTGATATGCGAGCCAGCATCCTTGCTTTTGCAGCAAAAAGCACTAATAGATCTGCAGAGTGTATTAAGCTTGTGCAGTCAATGAAGTTTGTTGGTCAAGCCGATATGCCTGAGTTTAAGGATACTGAAGAGAAGCCAATCATTTTCTTTGATGTTGAAGTCTACCCAAACCTTTTTATTGTTTGCTGGAAGTCGGAAAAGTCAGAGAAAGTTGTTAGAATGGTAAACCCATCTCCAGCTGAAATTGAGGATCTACTTCAACAAAAGTTAGTTGGGTTTAATAATAGACGTTATGATAATCATATTCTTTATGCCAGGTATTTGGGCTACTCCGAGGAGGAACTTTATAATTTAAGTAGTAAAATTATTAACGGAGGAAACAACCTTAATGTGATGTTTGGAGAAGCATATAATCTTTCTTACGCTGATATTTACGATTTTAGCTCTAAGAAGCAAGGTTTAAAAAAGTTTCAGATTGAGCTTGGTATTCACCACATGGAGTTAGATATTCCTTGGGATGACCCGGTAGACAAAAGTCTTTGGAAGAAGATTGAAGACTATTGTGCTAACGATGTTGTTGCAACCGAGATGGTATTTAACAACCGAATGCAGGATTTTGTAGCGAGGCAAATTCTTGCTGAGCTTTCTGGTTTGTCGGTTAACCACACAACTCAGGCTCATACAGCAAAGATTATTTTTGGAGACGTCAAAAAGCCACAAAAAGATTTTATTTACACCGATTTAAGTACTGAATTTGAAGGTTATAAGTTTAATGGGAAGGAGAGTACTTACCGTGGAGAAACCACTGGTGAAGGTGGCTATGTTTATTCAGAGACCGGTATTTATGAAAACGTCGCCCTTTTGGACGTGGCGAGTATGCATCCGACGAGTATTGAACAACTCGATTTATTCGGACCTTACACACCCAATTTTAGTGCGCTCAAAGACGCCCGTATGGCAATTAAACATAAGGACTACGCAAAGGCCAGTAAGGTTCTTGACGGTAAGCTCGCCAAGTTTCTTGGAGATGATCAAGATGCTGAAGATTTGGCCTATGCTCTTAAAATTGTCATCAACATCGTCTATGGACTCACTAGTGCGCGATTTGAAAACCCATTCCGGGATAACCGTAACAAAGACAATATTGTAGCCAAGCGTGGTGCTTTGTTCATGATTGACTTAAAGCACGCGGTTCAAGAAAAGGGCTACGTTGTCGCGCATATTAAAACTGATTCTATTAAGATTCCAAACGCGACAAAAGAAATTATTGATTTTGTAACGGAGTTTGGTAAGCAGTACGGGTACGAATTTGAGCACGAAACGACTTACGATAAATTTTGTCTGGTCAACGATGCAGTTTATATTGCTAGAGATGGCGACAAATGGACTGCTGTTGGTGCTCAGTTTCAGCATCCTTACGTCTTTAAGCGTCTTTTCTCAAAAGAACAAATCGAGTTTGACGACTTTTGCGAGACAAAAAATGTAACGCAGGGTTTGATGTATCTTGACTTTGAGGGAAGCGGAGATATTTCTACAATGCGCCACGTTGGACGAACCGGAAGTTTTGTGCCGGTTACATCTGGCGGCGGAATTTTGTGGCGGGTTAAAGACGGAAAAACTTACCACGTTACGGGAACGAAAGATTACAAATGGGTTGAGCGAGAAGTTGCTTTAAACCGTCAGAGCGACAGAGGCGAAATCGATCAAAGATATTTTGATCATTTGGTTGACGATGCGATTGAAACAATTGAAAAGTTTGGATTGTTTGAATACTTAGTTAATTAGTCTCGCACAAATTACATGGCATATAATGAGATATAATCTATATCTCAACTCAAAGGAGTGTACGGGGAGCTAGTTAGACAAGACGTTTAGCTAGCTCCCCAAAATGCTGCTTTATTTTTTTTTTCATAGGAGGATCATGGCAGAGCAATCAAAAACTTTTATGGTCGAAGACGGCCAAATTATCTTTAGAAATTTCACTGGCAAAGAAGGTCAGTACAACCGAGAAGGTGACCGTAACTTTGCTGTCATTCTTGATCAGGAAGCTGCTGATCAAATGTTGAATGATGGTTGGAACGTTCGATTCTTGGCAGCACGTGAAGAGGGAGAAAGCGATACTCCTTATATTCAGGTTGCTGTTAACTTCAAGAATCGCCCGCCTCGTGTTGTCATGATTACGTCCACGTCAAGGACGCAGCTAGACGAGGCTAGCGTTGACGTTTTGGACTGGGCTGATATTCAGTCTGCTGATCTTATTGCACGTGGGTATGAATGGACTGTTAACGGTAAAAGCGGTGTAAAGGCTTACCTTCAGTCGTTATTTGTCACAATTGAGGAGGATGCTCTAGAGAAGAAGTACTCTATTAACAACGATTGATTTTTCAACATTAGGAGATAAAGTGGAGTTTACAGAGTTTGCTAGGAAGCCATTTGTTGTTCAGGCCGTTGAGATTACGGAGGACAACATTATGGAGGTGGCCAAGTCCGTTGGCACGATCTGCACGAAGGAGGACGGAACGACTTATATTCAGGTCGACCGTCGCTTCATCCCCAACGTGGATCGGGTTTACGTGGGCTTTTGGATGACTAAGATGGGCGGAAACATTCGTTGCTACTCCGCACGAGTGTTCAACCAGCAGTTCACCAGCGTCACTCCTGAGATCAAGGAGTGGATCGGGTTCATGAATTCTAAGGACGCTCCGGCAAAGCCCGAGGCTGATTCGGAGTAATGTACGTAGGGCGGTCTGTGAAATGACGCAGCACGTTGTTTGCAGGCCGCCCTACATTTATACGCTCGCAAGAATTACACGGTATATAATGAGAAGGAGTAAGACACGAAGGTGTATCGGCTTACCGATACCTGCTGACGTTAGTTTTCGATGGGCTAACGTACTAGCCTTCTCATCATTATTTTTTTTTTTGGAGGAAACGTGGTAAAACTTACAAGGGAAGAGAAAAGAATGTTGGCTATGTACGGC